AGGGGTTCCAGATGCAACAATCTCACCGCCAGAATCGCCGCCCTCCGGTCGGGTCCTTGTTCCATTCCCAATCATTGGTAGTGCCGGCGAACACCACCTGGCGCGGACAACGAATCTCACGCCGGCCATACACCGGACGGAACTCGTCCACCTGGCGCGAGATAAAACTCTTCTGCTTGCTAGCCTCATGCTTGGCCAGCGAACCCATCTCCTGGAACTCATAGAGCCACTTGCCGCGCAGCGCGCTCATCGAATCCTTGTTGTCCAGGTTGATATCGGTATCGCCGAACCACTCACCACCGAGCACGGCCAGTGCGCTGCTCTTCAAGCGGCCCTGCACGCCCTCCAGCACCAGGCAGTAATCGAACTTCTTGCCCGGCACCATCACGCGCGCGATCATGCCCATCAGATACCAGCGCGCCACGCGCATCGAATATTCGGTCTTGGGCACGCCCATGTAGTCGCACAACCAGTCATCGACGCGCGGCACGTTGTCCCATTTGAGCGTGCGCAGCCAGCGTCGCACCGGGTGGAATCCGTTCTCGCGCGCGATCACCTCGACGGCCTCTGTCACCAGCGCGGACGAAGGTGCGAATTTGAACAGGCGTGAGAGCATCATCGCGGTGCGCGAATCATCGGTCGATTCCCACTCGCCTATTGTTCCGCCGATATAGACCGGGGCTTTGAGTTTGACGACACGCTGCGCAAACTCATCGAATGCGATCACGCCACGCCACGCTTCCGAATTTGCCAGGATGTCATGCACGTTCGCCAGGCACGGCAGCACCTCGCCGTGCTTGGTCAGCAGGTTGAGATGCCATTTGTCATCGTCCGGTGCGGGCTGTGCCTCATCGACGGGCGGATCGGAAGCGACCCGCTCGCCGGTGAGCTTGCGCAGGCGCTGCTCAGCGTCGGTGCCCAGACCTTTTGCGCCGTGGTAGAAGATAAAATCCAAAACCCGCTTTTCATCCCAGTCCTGCATGCCCGCCATCGCAGGGCCGAACCCTTCGGGCAATTGGTCATTCGCAAAAGGATCAACGATCCACAACACCTTGCAGCCATAACTGAGCGCGATTTTTTCCAGCTTCAGCGCCGCCATCCAACCCGGCTGCCGCTCGCGTGGCAGAACTACGCCACCCTCATCCGCATCCCGCTTAACCTTTACGCGATCCATGGTGCGCGACGGCCAGATCACCACGCTCAGTCCCTTGAGCGGCGACCAGTCCACCTCGTCGATTTTGCGCAAGCCGCCCGGCCACGACACGACACAACACCCGGACGGCAGCAGCTTCCTGGCCCAATCGGCTTCATGTTCGTCGAACACGATCACCACAAAACCCAGCGGATCGGCGGCATATTCAGCCAATTTATCCAGGCCGAACATCGGCCTGAAGCGCTGAAACTGAATCCAGCGCCAACCCCGAATGCCATCCTGATCCTGGCACCAGGTGAGCGGCAGATGCACCGCTTCGCCGGATGAAGTGGTGAACCGGCAGATGCGTCCGAGCGGCCGGCCTTCGGCATCCTGGTAAAAGAACACCCGCAGCGGCTCGCCGCGCGTCGGATGCCGCACCCGCGCCACCGGAACATCGTCCGGGATGGGCTGTATAGGCGTCCACACTGAGCGCGGTTTGTCAGCCATTGGCGGCACCCATCTTATTGGCCCAACGTGTCTTCACGGCCAGCTCGATCGCCTCATAAAAATCCGGGATCTCACGCGACTTCCAGCGTTCCATCCAAGCGCGCCGCCAATCGATGCCGGGCAGGCCGGTCACAAAACGGGCACGGCAACAAACGTTGGCCCAGTTGTATTCGCCGCTTGTCGCGACGCACAAATTGCATTCGATAGCGGCGCTCACTTATCCACCTCGCGCGCCGTGTTGCACTCGCCGGTGTGGCGGATATCGGTGGTCTCGAAATCGGGCACGAAACGGCCATTGACTACCGCGCCAGACCACACCTCGCCACTCTTGGCCAACGCCGCACGGCAGCGCTGCCGGTACACGTTGAACGGCACATCGCAATCGGCGGGCAGCGTCATGTAGATCATGTCCATCACCGTGCCAAAGCGGATCGCGGCCCATACCTTGCCGGGCGGGAAGGGATAGGGAAGCTCATAGGAAACAGCGTCCGTCATAACGGGCTGTGAAAAAAGGTGCTGCACACCGCCCGCGGCGCCCACAATGCAGGGAGGAGACACCGGAGACGCCGGTTAGCCGGGCGGGTGCAGCAAACTGTTGACGGGGCGAGCATCATCTGCTGGTGCGCGCCGTTGTGATCTTTGCCAGGGACTCGATGCGCTCGGCCATCTTGGACAGGCCCTTGCTGGCATCGATGAACTGCCGCTGCAGCTCCGCCATTTCGTCGAGCGGCTCGATCGCTTCGACTGCGTAACCCGCCTCGCGGCCGACAAAATACATTGCGCTGTGGCAACCGATATTGCGCCCTTCGCGCAACAACCACATCACCTGTTCGGGATCGAACTTCTCGCGGCGCTCGACATTCAGACAATCCGAGATCCAGCGGGCCGCATCCTTAGCAGATTTTTCAGGACGCATCATCACACCGACCTTCCTGGCGCCGCCCAATGCTTGCACCACCTCTCGTAGTGCTTCGTTAATTGTAGTTGCCAGCATCATGAGACCTCCTTGATCAAGCCACGCGAGCGCAACAACTCAAGCTGGCGCATCGCCTTGTTCAAGGTCTCAGCTGCGCCGGTGATCGCCTCCACCAGCTTCACCTCTTCATCGGCTGGCGAAACACGTGCCGGGCGCGCATGGCAGGTTTCATCGCAGGCAAACAGCAACGGCTCATAACACTCGCAGAATTTCATCGCGGCGATGATCTGCCCGAAGGTGAGCCTCTCATCTTTATCGGGATTCAGGCAGGCGCGCAGACGGGCATATGCCGAGTCCGGTTTGAGGTGGGGAAATAAAAAACAGGCCAGTTCTTTAGAGGTCTTTTGGCTGCTGCTGATCATCAACTGCAGCGCCTCGAATTCATCATCGAACCACAGCTTTGTTTGTGTCGTTTTCATTTCCGCCTCCCCTCCCCTGTCAACCCCTAATAATTAGGGGTCGCTAGGGGTGCGTAAAAAAGTTTAAAAAAATAGGATGCCGTCATGCAGACCGACACCCTCACCCTAAATAAAAAAGCCGCAGACGTAAGCCTGCGGCCAACAGCGCCAGCCAAAAAGGCAGTAGCCAAGAACGGGTTGCAAGGGCTGGACTTGAACCAGCGACATTCGGCGTATGAAGCCGCTGCTCTACCGACTGAGCTACCTTGCTATGGATCATGCGGCCTCCGGAAAAGGTGGGCATCCGCGAGCGTGATAGAGTGGAGTTCTCACACAACCCCCGATCACGAAAGGAATGCCCATGAACAACGAAGATATCCTCAAAGAGCTCGAATCTCTGGTCTGCGCGACGGAAGAAAGTCTGGCCATCATAACCGGCACCATCTCCGAAACCAGCGACCCACGGCGCGTACTAATGAATCTATGTGCGGGAATCGAGGCTGCCAAAACGAACAATGGCCAAAACGATTGGCGCGACCGGCTGATGCGCTCGTCGCTGAAAATCGCGGCACTGAAAGCGCGGACTGCCGGTTCAAACGATCCAGTTCTGCAAACTCTGATCTCCAACGTTCTTGGAGATCGGAAAAAGACAGATCAGACTCATTAGGCTTCATATCATGCGGACTCAGAAATTTGAGTGGATTCGGATGGAGCTGGGCCAAACACGTCGGGGCGAAGCAGCCTCAAATACATTTTGCGCGCAGACGGGATTCCATCGTTACGCCACTGAGATACAGCTTGTGGAGTAACCTCACAAATGCGCGCGACTTCATTCGTCCCGCCAAATTTATCAATAACCTCAGAATCACTCATGCCACAATTAAAGCATACTTTAAACCAGCAGGTCAAGCACACTTTAATATGGTGCGTATATGCTTCTAATTATCATGAGCACATTAAAAGACCGAGTTATCGAGGCTCTGGAAGTCGCAAAAGCACGCGGCCACGAAGTGGTCGATATATCAAATAAATGCAATGTAACCGTGCAGGCTGTTTATGCTTGGCTCGACCCGCTTGAACCAATGAACTGGCTACGCGCAGAAAGTATTCTTGGGCTTGCTGATCTTTCTGGCTTTAGCCCGTGGTATATCAATGACGGGCTGGGGGAGAAGATATTGGTTTATGCAAAAAATGAATTCCAAAAAAACACACTCAAAGTGATGGAACCAATGGATATTAGAGATCAAGCAAGAATGCCTAAATTTGGGCGTACGCTTACTGAACCAAGCGAAGGCACCAACGGCAATCAATAACGTGATACAACTACAGATCCAGTTGTGTTTCAATTTCTAAAGGGGAACTCATGCTCGCTCGTCTCGCCATTATATCAACCGTACTTATAGTTGGCTGCACACCAAAGATATTTATTCATGAAACAAAAAACGCACAGGACTTTGAGCGCGACAGATATGACTGCCAGTTGGTTGCAACCCAATATACCGCAAATATGGGGTATGCCGGCAATCCAATAATCATCAGACAGGAAATTCAAAATTGTCTGGAGAACAAGCATGGATGGCGCGAACAAAGCAAATGAAACCAACCTATCAATTCGACGGAATCGAGCGCCACGGCAATTACCTATCCGCCCGTTACAAGATCATCCTGGGCAACGAGACGGATAGTGTCGCTCATGCACAGATCTGCATCAGCGTGCCTATATCAAACCACGACGAGCGAAGCTGTCTTCAACTAGAGCGAGAATTGCACGCGCTTGCTCTGGCGGGAATACAAACTCAGCCGTTTGTAGACTGGATCGATCGGGAACGTCAGAAGACCTAAGCGCTTCACCCTGCTTCACCCCATCCTGAATAGCCGCCGACTGCGCGGCTTTTTCTTTTTCTTGCTCCATCGCATACCTCCAAATAAAGCCGCAGGACACCCCTGCGGTTTTTATTATGTCATAAATTAAAGTATGCTTGACTATTTAATTTAAAGTGTGCTTTAATTCACCCCTACCGCAACCACCAATCGCATTTCATCAATCTACAAGGGGTTGAAAAAGTGTAGCGAGCGGCGGTTGTGGTGTAGGGGCGGGTTTCAAACCCGCCCGAATCAAAGGGCCGGCGAGTTCCATGCTTTCGCTTCCCGGTTCAGTGCGCGGTGCGGATCGGGTGATCTGGCAAACGCGCACGCAAATTCAGGGGGCGATGATGGACAAGAAATTGAAAGCATTGCAGAGGAAGTTGGAGCGAATGGAGCTTGAGCACCTGCGCCAACATGCGTTCGAACTTCATCAACGAGTCGAAGAACTGGAGGCGGCCACAGAGAGTGCGGAGTTCTGGCAGAGGCACGCGATGGACTTGCAGGAAGCGCTGCACGACGGCGAGTTTGCCACGCACCGGAGCGTTGGCCTGACCAAGGCCGGCGAACTGATGGTCGTGAGACTGGACGCCTAGCGATGGCAAACAAACCGAACATCACATGGCATGCACGCATGAATAACGAGCGATCGCTGTGCGGGTTGAATCCAAAGCAAGGGCATTACAACATCGCCCGGTTTTGCAGTTTTTTTACCGCCGCGCCAGAAGATCAATGCGCAAAGTGCCTCGAACTCATCAAAAAACGCGGCTACAACATCGAGCAGCTTCGCAAGCAATATCGCGCGGTATATGACCACGCGCAGGAGATCGACAAGGGCGAGGCCGGACAATCAATGACGACTTTTCTCGAACAGGCACGAACAATTATTCGTCATCACGCGTAGGAGAGGAATGATCATGAAATGCAAAGACTGCCGGTATTCAGAAGTTCCGCGCGACGTGCTGGACACAAGCACTGAGGTTATTTTTTGCCCGCGGTTCGGGCAGTATCGCGCTGCCGAATGTGAGCGTTCTTGCGACGGCTTCGCCGCCTTATTTATGGATCGCATGCCCGCCGTATTCCGCACTGCACGCCGTGAGCAGGTGCCCGGATGAACCACTACCAGGTCAAGATCACCGACGCCGGCGGCACGCGCACCTGGAACATCATCGCGGCGACCAGCATCAAGGCCGCGCGCACCGCGCTGAACTTCGCGCAGATCAGCGGGCCGTTCTTCATGATCACCAAGCGGGCCAACTAAGGGAGCCAACATGATTGAAGAATTCCACAAGCAAGCCATCCTGTTGGCACTCAAGAAAATGATGGAAGGTAAGCATTTTAATATCTGCACCTTGAATGAAGCACTTGAGATCACAGGCGGAAGATTAAACAGCAAGGACAAAGCCGCGCTCGGTGCATTGCATTGCATTGACTGGGCAGACATGTCGCTAGGTCTGCGCAATATGGTGTTCGCAAAAATCATGGAGGTATTACAGCATGAACCAGAATTCAATATGGAGCTGCTTGAAGCGGCAATTCACCGACCCGGTGCTATGCGTTTGCTCAATTGATCGCTGCCAGGTGGCGGTCGGCGCGGTCTTGATAAAAAACCGCATGCGCCCTACAAACACACCAGCACAGCGCGTGATGATGGCAAAACTTTGTATCCGGCTGCAAACATATTTCAAGGGGACAACATGAACTTCAACAACTTTGCATCGCGCCGCAGCAACGTCATCCCGCTACACCCGGCACGCAGCCGGTTGCGCAGGCTACTCGGCGTCATCGCGGACGGTTGGTGGTGGACAAAAGCCCATCTGATCGCCCTGTTGCCGGATCTCCTGCGCCGCTATCTCAGGTACCGCGCGCTCGGCTTCCCGCGACGTTCGGCCTGGTTCAACGCGCGGAACCGCATCGGCGCAGGGCGACGGTAAATGAAAACGCTCCGGACCATCCTCATCCTCGCCGCCGTGCTGTATCCGGCGCATGACGTGGTTCCGGAGCAGCAATTGAACCACCCATGGCAGCCGTTTGTATTCGGCGCGCCGTGCAGCTTGAAAAGCGATTACGAGGATGGCGAGGGCAGAACGTTCGCTGGTTGCCAGACGATCGAAGTCCGATCGCCACGCGGTGCGAAAGAACGAAAACGGAGAGGGATTAAAAAATGAGTGCAACAAATACGGCGAGCGAACACCTGCAGATGATCGAAGACTGTGAAGCGCGCGAATCACGGCTGACCGAATGGGATGTGCAGTTTTTGGATTCGATAAAAAACCGGCTGGAACAAGGCCGTTCGCTGACGACCGGCCCAACGGGACAGGCCGAGAAGCTCGACGAGATATGGGAACGTGCCACGGCACACGGATAACACGATGAGAAAACGTACTCCTCGCCAGCACCTCGACCCGATGGCCTGCATCACCAGGCGCATGCCATTGGCCGAAGACCAGCAGCGCGATATCTGCATCGCCTACCGTGCCAGCCTTCAAGCTCTGTTGCGCGGCCATGGCACGGAGCAAGCGTGGAGCACATTGGCCTGCTCGTTCAACATCGCGCTGATCCTCGCTGAACAGGGCATCGCCGCAGCAACAATACCCACCATCAAACTCGCGCAGGAAGCCCTGCTGCGCGTCCAAAAACGCGCCCTGTTGCGCGGCAAGTGGGCCTTCGATAGCGAAGGCATCCGCGTCGTGCTGGCTGCCGCCAACATCCACGACGAACAACTGGAGATTGCCGCGCGCGGCCAGATCGTCGCAGCACTGAATGAAGTGCATCGGCGAATCGAGGAAGGAATCACAGCATGAAGGCATTAATTTTATCAACGCAGTAACCACCAAAAGGAGACACCATGAACGCAATCACCCAACCCACCCTTCCCTCAATCGGCACACCCATGCCGGGCGGATTTTTCGCCGGCGCGATCAATCTGAACGGTCAGCGCTTCGCCATCATCGTATCCCAGAAATCAATCAAGCTTAAAGGCGTGTGGCATGAAGATGAAATCGACGTGCCGGGCGCAAAATCTTACAACGACGGGCTGGCCAACACACAAGCGATGGCCGATGCGGGCAGCGATCTGGCCAAACTCGTTCTCGGGCTCGATATCGATGACCAAACAGATTTCTACATTCCGTCCCAGGACGAACTGGAACTCTGCTATCGCGCATTCAAGCCCACCCCGGATTTGAACTGGTGCTATGCACGCTCCGGCATCAACCTGTCCGCCGAGCCCCCCACCTATCCTTACACGCCAGAATTTCCCGTGCAGACCATGCTGGATGCCTTCAAGGCGGGCGGCGAAGAAGCGTTCGAGCTTGAATACTACTGGACCAGCACGCAGCACGCCGGCTACTCAGGCTACGCCTGGTTTCAGGGTTTCGGGTACGGACACCAGAGCTACAACAACAAGAGCTGTGAGCTCCGCGTGCGCCCCGTTCGCAGACAACCCATTTAACCAATTCAGTCATTCATCAATCAGGAGCCACCTATGCCCACAACTACAACCCTTGAAATCGACGGAGCCAAGCTCACTGTTGATACGTCTGCACTCTTCCGTGCCTGGCTCGAAAGACACCTCGGCCAGCCCGGCAAACCCTTGTTCGCAATACCCGCTGCGAGGCCGGGCGAACGCTACCTTGGCTCGATCATCGAACCAAGCGGACGGATGCGCCATACCTTTCTGATGCCGGGCGACGAAGAGAAAGATTGGAACGACGGTATGGATTGGGCCAAGAACCTCGGTGGTGATCTACCAGACCGCGTCGAACAGGCCATGTTCCTCGCTCACATGCCGGAGGAATTCCAGAAGGCTGCTTACTGGTCGAATACGCAGCACGCCGGCTACTCAGACTACGCCTGGTATCAGTATTTCAGAAACGGACTCCAGTACTTCAACAACAAGAGCTGTGAGCTCCGCGTGCGCCCCGTTCGCAGAGAATTCAGTAATTAGTCATTTAACGATTTGATTTATTCAGCATGGCTCTCCATACCGACCTGACGATACACAAAACGGCCTACGACCTGTTCGATGCCATCATGGATCTCGCCAAGAACATGCCCCGCGACTTCAAGGCATTGATCGGCGCAGAACTCCGCAAGGAGTGCATTGCCATTCTGGTGCTCATCTTTCGTGCCAATTGCGCACGCGAGAAGGACATGCATATCTTGTCCTTGATCGAACGGTTGCAGGTCGCCGAACTGTTGCTGCGCTTGTCGAGAGATAAGCGGCTGATCTCCACCGGGCAATACGCCAAGGTGATCAAACTCACCAACAGTATCGGCAAGCAGGCCACTGGATGGCGCAAATACGCAAATTCGTCCGCTTCATGATGGTCAAGGCCACGATGACTGTACGAACTTTTAATCTGGTCGCACCGCTGGCCCCCGAGAATCATCAGGCGGCCACCGACATGCGCACAACAGATACCGCCGGGCTAGTTACCCGAGGCAGGTCTGGCGCAGTTTCCTTGTTGACCGGCTGCAGAGGTCGGCAGGGTGACATAGATAGTGCGAATAAACGCAGCACGCCGGCAACTCAAACAACGCCTGGTATCAGAATTTCAAAAACGGAAACCAGAACAACAACAACAAGAGCTGTGAGCTCCGCGTGCGCCCCGTTCGCAGATCAAAACTTGGGCCATCAATATACGGTTGGCCATGCTGATTTTTCTTTCGAGGAGCTGGTGCAAGCCTACCTCGATTGCCGCAACAACAAACGCAACAAACCGACTTCCCTGGCCTTCGAGATCGATCTGGAACACAACCTGTGCCAGCTCGACGACGAACTGCGCAGCGGCTCGTATCGCCCCGGTCGCAGCATCTGCTTCGTCATCACCCGGCCGAAGCCGCGCGAGGTGTGGGCGGCAGACTTCCGCGACCGTATCGTCCACCACCTGCTCTACAACCGGATCTCGCCCCGGTTCTATGCCGGATTCATCGCCGACAGTTGCGCCTGCATCCCAGGGCGCGGCACGTTGTATGGAGCCAAGCGGCTGGAAGCGAAGATCCGCAGCATCACCCATAACTGGAGCATGCCGGCACACTACCTCAAACTGGATCTCGCCAACTTCTTTGTCAGCATCGACAAACGCATCGTGCGTGAACTACTGGCCAAGCGCATCACCGAACCATGGTGGATGCAGCTGACCGAGCAGGTACTGTTCCACGATCCGCGCGAAAACTTCGAACTGCGCGGTGCGCCTGATCTGCTGGACCGGGTGCCGTCGCACAAGCGCCTGACCAATCAACCCGTGAGCCACGGCCTGCCGATCGGAAACCTGTCATCGCAATTCTTCGCCAACGTTTTGCTCGATGCGCTGGATCAATACATCAAGCACAATCTGCGCTGCAGGCATTACGTCCGCTACGTGGACGACATGGTGCTGCTGCACCCATCGCCACAATGGCTCAACCAAGTCCGCGCCGACATAGAAGCCTGGCTGCCGGAGAACCTTGGACTTCGCCTCAACCCGGCGAAGACCATCCTGCAGCCGATAGAACGCGGCGTGGACTTCGTTGGCCAGGTCATCAAGCCGTGGCACCGCGTCACGCGCAAACGCACCATCAATGAGGCGATGCGCCGGGTGCGCGACATCGATGCCAAGGACTTATTCGAAACGGCCAACAGTTACTACGGCTTGCTTCGTCAATCCACACACAGCTATCACCAACGCACCGAGTTATCCAACATCCTGCGTTATCGCGGGCATGTGATCAGCGGCAATTTAACCAAGACGTATCGACATAACCACCAAGGAGATCAAGCATGAACGCACCCACCCCATCCGCAGCAGTAGCGATCAACCAGACCATCGCGATTGAACTGCTCACCCCATCGCCAACCAACCCGCGCAAACGCTTCGACGAGGCCAAGCTCAATGAACTGGCCGAGTCGATCAAATACCAGGGCGTGCTGCAGCCGCTGTTGGTGCGCGAGATTCGATCTGCGCCTGGCAGACCGGCTGCCGTCTGGCCATTCCCCGAGCCTTACACCCTGGCCGACAAGCTCTATGCCGAGCGCATCCATGCCGGACAGGCCGAAATGCCCTCCGATATCGACAGTAAAAACATGGCCGGCGTCAAAGTCGCGCTCGCTGAGATCAAGAAAAACCAGAACCGCGAACGGGCAGCCACACGCTACGAGATCGTCGCAGGCGAGCGCCGCTACCGTGCCGCCAAACTGGCCGGACTGACCGAGCTGCCCTGCTTCGTGCGCGAGCTCACCGATCTGCAGGTGCTGCATGCGCAGGTGATCGAGAACCTGCAGCGCGACGACCTGCATCCGCTGGAAGAAGCCGAAGGCTACCAGCGCCTCATCGAGCTGGGCAGCAAAGCCGAGGATCTCGGCACCGAGATCGGCAAGAGCCGCGCCTATGTCTATGCCCGGCTCAAGCTGCTGACACTCTGCAATGACGCGCGCAAGGCGTTCTATGACGGCCTGCTCGATGCCTCCCGCGCACTGTTGATCGCCCGCATCCCGACCGACAAATTGCAGTTGGAAGCGCTTAAAGCGATCACCCATCCGCGCTTCGGCGACGAGGCCATGTCATACCGCGAGGCCAAGCATCATATCCACGAACATTTCATGCTGGATCTCGCCAAGGCGCCCTGGTCGCCCAAGGATGCCGAGCTGTTGCCCAAGGCCGGCGCTTGCGCCACCTGCCCAAAGCTCACCGGCAACCAGCCGGATCTGTTCGACGACGTGCAAAGTAAAAACGTCTGCACGGACACCGTTTGCTTCGGCCTTAAAAAAGTCGCCCACGTCCTGCTCATCCAGAAACAGGCCGCAGCCGACGGCCACAAGGTGATCGCCGGCAAGGAAGCGAAAAAGATGATACCTCACCCGCATTATAGCAATTACAGCCTGAATCACTCCTTGCAGCAGCAAGGCATGACCCTGTTGACCGAGGCCATCCCGAACGATCCCAAGGGCACCACCTGGGAAAAGGCGCTGATCAAGACCAAACTGCTCACCGCCCAGGATGGAAAACCGTCCGTGCAAAAGACCCTCATCGAAGATCCTCACCACAAAGGCGAGATCATCCAGACCATCAGCATCGAGGCCGCCACCAAAGCGCTGCGCCAAGCGGGTTTCGAGATCAAGCTCAAGGGCGCCGCCTCGTCCGGATCGAAAGCCGACAAGCAGCGCCTGGAAAAAGAAAAAGCCGCCGTCGGGGCGGAGAACGCCTTCCGCACCAGACTGTTTGAAGACCTGCGCGCCAGCATCGCTGCCGATCTGGCCGCCGGCAAAATGCGTCCCGAACTTTTCCGCGTACTGGCCGAGGATACATTCAATGGAGCGCGATATGACAACGACCTTGTCAAAGGCCTCATCGCCTGGCATGCGCCGGACCTGGCCGCACTACCCAACCATGACGCGCGTGCCGAGGCCTTCGAGAAAAGATTGCCGGATATGGACCCGAGCGAACACTTCCTGATCGTGTTCGAGATGGAGATGGCATCCGAACTCGATGTCGATATCTGGGCGCTGAAAAGAGCAGATGGCAAGACACCACAAACCATGCTGCGTATCGCCCAGATACAAGGCGTCGATGCCGAGGCAGTGCGGAATGCCGCGATCGCCGAGGTTAAGGCTGTTCAAAAAGCAGTCGCCAAACCCGCTTCTACCCCAACCGCTGCTGCGCCTGCAGCGAAAAAATCCGCGCCAAAAAAGAAAGCTGCGCAAGCAGCGGAGGCAACAGCGTGAAGGTCAACCCCGGAAAAACAAATAAGGTCGCCGGACTTCGTCCGGCGGTATTTGATGATGCCGCCATGGCGGCAACGGCGCAATGCCGCTGGTTATGACCAAAGAACGCCCAATTTTATTTTCCGCCCCGATGGTGCGTGCTCTGCTGGATGGAGGCAAGACCCAAACGCGGAGGACAGTGAAGCCGCAGCCATCCAGCAAACTCTGCAAGGAGTGCAACCCAACAACAAAAAGTGTGTATGCAGCATTGTTCGACGGGAAGCGGATACCGTGCCCATACGGCCAGCCAGGTGACCGCCTATGGGTGCGCGAGACATGGCGCATCGGCGCATGGAATGAAGATGGGGGCGAGATCGCCGTGGACTACCTGGCCGACAACCACAGCCGGCGAGAATGGTTGCAGGTTCCCGAAGCCGACGACTTTGAAAAATACTGGCTGCAATGCTGCGACGATTGCGACAAGGCTGGCGAAAAGACGGATGAGGAGGGCAAATATCACTGGCAGCCCAGCCAATCGCCCTGCAGGATCCACCCCAGCATCTTCATGCCGCGCTGGGCGTCGCGCATCACGCTGGAGATCCTCAGCATGCGCGTGGAGCGGGTGCAGGACATCAACTATAAAGATGCACTCGCCGAAGGCGTCAGCGATATGTACGCTCTGCTACATAAAGACTGGAAGCCATTGGATGGTGAATCAGGCAATGACACTGGGCGGCGCTTGAAATGGCCACAACGCCTTTATCAACAGCTTTGGAAATCCATCAACGGCCCCGGCTCATGGGACGTAAACCCGTGGGTATGGGCGATCGAATTCAAGCGGGGGAAGCCATGACCAACCCGCTCTTCCTCACAGCCGACGAGTTGCGTGACCTGACCGGCTTTGCGCTCAAGGAGCGGCAGATCGCCCAGCTCCGCACCATGGGCATCGCATTCCGTCTCAATGGGCACGGCAAGCCGGTGGTGACACGCACGGCGGTCGAAGGTGTGGCAGAGCAACAACCAACCCAACAGGCATGGCGGCCTGCCGTATTGCAGGGCGGCCGATAAGGAGCGTAGTATGTCCAGCATGGGAAGAAAACCGACCGTCAATTTGAACTTGCCGCCGAGGATGCGCGCACGCGCGCGTGGCAACAAGGTGCATTACTACTTCGATGCCGGCGGAAAACCGCGCAAGGAGATCCCGCTTGGCAGCGACTATGCGCTGGCCGTTAAAAAGTGGACCGAACTGCAGATCGACCAACCGCAGCCGGAAACATTCCTGACCTTCCGCAAAGTAGCCGAGCGCTACGTTCGCGAAATCCTGCCTGGCAAAGCACCCCGCACCCAGGCGGACAATCTCACCGAACTAAAATTCCTCTATCGGTTTTTTGACAACCCGCCGGCAATGCTCGACAGCATTCGTCCTATCCACGTCCGGCAGTACATGGACTGGCGCAATCCATCAAAGGTCCGCGCAAACCGCGAGAAGGCCTTATTCAGCCACATCTGGAACATGGCCAGGGATTGGGGTTACACCGACCTACCCAACCCCTGCGCGGGCATCAAGGGCTATTCAGAGACCGGACGCAAGGATATCTACATCGAGGAGACTACTTACATCGCCGTACACGGGGCCGCCGCGAGGATGATCAGCCCCGCGGTGTAGCCCTTCGCCAGCTCCGGCTCGATCAGGCGGACGTCCTCTGGGTCTGGTTCGCGGGGGCCGAGCCCGTACGGCTCATCGCGCAGCTCAGGGAGTACGGCGTCCGAAAGCCGATCGTGACCCAGGGTGCCTTCCTCTCGAACTACGTCCTGGCGGCGGCGCGGGATGGCGCCCTTGGGATCCTGAGCACCAAGCAGTATACCGACGTCCTCGACACCCCGGAGAACCGCCGCTTCGTCAGCGCCTACACGCAGAAGCACCGGACCAAGCCTGATCCGTGGGCCGAGCAGGGGTACGTCGGCGCCAGGGCCGTCGGGGAGGCCATCAAGGCGATCGGCGGACGGG